CTACATTGGTGTTGACCTTGCGGCAACTGCCTCAGAGACTTCTGACTATCAAGTCATACTGGTCATGGGCATTGATTCCAGCAACAATAGATATGTACTGGAATATTTTCGTGAGCGTATACCAACATTCGATGTTCCCAAGGAGATTATCCGACTTGCGAACAAATATGCACCGGTACGCCGTGTCACGATTGAAACAGTTGCGGCACAGGAGATGGTTCGGGATATGGTTACGAGACTTTCCGCAAAAGAGAAAAGACTTCTTCCCGGCATATTTAAAGGCGTTAAGCCTCCATCTAGAATCAAAAAAGAAGATAGGCTGGAAACCAGTCTCGGCCCTATTGTTAATTCTAAGAAGCTGTATCTACAAAGAGAAATGACAGAGTTGGTAGATGAGTTCTTTGAACACCCAAAGCCTAGAAACGATGATGTGATGGATGCATTGTATTATGCAGACTACTTTGCTAAACCACCAAAAAGCTCTAGAACCAAACGGGAAAGTCTGTTAAATGAACAGGAAACACCAACCAAACGCATGGTAAAAAAGACCTATAGCTGGATGACAGGTGCACGAGTTTAAATCTATTGCAACATTTATCATTTTATAGCTAACATAGCCTAGTAAAATATTCATGCCAAGATATTCAAGAAGATCAAAGGAAAGACTAGCAACATGCGATCAGCGGTTGCAAGACGTGTTTAATGAAGTGATTAAGCATGTGGATTGCTCTATTTTGGAAGGATATAGAAACAAGGAAAGGCAAAACAAACTATATGATGAAAAGCGTACTAAGGTCAAGTATCCTAATGGCAGGCATAATTCTAACCCTTCTAAAGCCGTTGACGTTACCCCTTATCCTGTGGATTGGGAAGACAGGGAGCGACAAACCCTCTTTGCTGGGTTCGTTATTGGCATTGCTAGGGGCATGGGCCATAAGATAAGATGGGGCGGTAATTGGGATATGTATGAAGAGAAAGGGAGATGGGAAGTAAAAGATAACAGATTTGATGATTTTCCACACTTTGAGATAAAAGAATAATGCCCGGAACTACAGATACAGTAAAAGCAATACTAACCCCCGGAGAGTTTGTGATCCGTAAAGAGGCAGTAGATATGATAGGAGCACCCATGCTGAATATGATAAACAATATGCCAGAAAAAGGCGGTCACTCAAACATAGATAGTCTTATAGAAAAGGCTACAATGTCAAACATGAAAGGAATGTATGGCGGTGGTATGGTTCAAGCTGGGCCAAAGCCAATGGGAACCGGAGGCATGGTAGATGCTTATGCTGGTGGTGGTTCAATTATGGATCAGTATGGTCATGGTGGTAAAGTAAAAAAGAATTTAAAACCAGTTCCTCAAGGCAATCCCGGTCTAGGAAAACTACCAGAGGCAGTTAGAAACAAGATGGGTTATATGCGAGAAGGTGGAGAAGTAGAAAAAATGCAAGGCTATCAAAACGGTGGTTTGTCAACATTACTTTCAATGATTAGTCCTAAGAGAAGAAGGCAAATGGATTATGAAGCAATGGTGCCTCAAGATATGAGAAACGTTGAAAGGGTGTATACTAATAATCCTCTTGGCGACGATACCGATACTCTTTTAGAGTTTGAAAGTCCTGCTTTACGAGAGATAGAGGCTATTAATAGACTGCTTACAGGAAAGAACAGAGCTGATGCTCTTAATAAACTGTTATATGGTACTGTTCCAGAGGCTCTGAGTGAACAAGGGACATCTGAAGACCCTTTGATGGGCATGATGTATGGTGGCATGGCGAATAAAAAGAAGAAAGGCTATCAGGATGGTGGCCCTATAGGCCCTCCATTACCACCAGAAATGATGGGACAGGCAATGAATCAGCAACTAAGTGATAGCATTGACATG